TACGCCGCCGCCCTCTCGATCTGCACCTCGCCGGACGACACCGGCGACACCGGCGACACCGCCTGCTTGGAGGTGCCCTGGTATCTCGACGCTGACGGCGACGGGTGGGGGTGGCAGGATCCGGGGCAGTTCCCCACCTCGGTCTGGAGTTGCGACCAACCCAGCGGCTACTCGGACAACGCTGCCGACTGCAACGACACCGACCCGACCATCTACCCGGGCGCACCCGACCCGATCGACGGCCTCGACACCAACTGCGACGGGCAGGACGGCTGACATCACGCGCCGTCCTCCAACACGACGAGCCGCGCGCCGTAATACAACGTCCGGGCGATGGACCCCGCCGAGCCCGCCTGGGTGACCAGCATCAGGTAGATCGTCTCTTCGCTCGCATCAGTGCCGCCCGTGTGGCGGGTGCGGACGTAGAGCCGATCGCCTGCCATGAAGTACCGGGTCTGCGCGGCCACCACCGCCGACGTAGCCCCGGGCGCCACCGACGGGACCGCGTAAGCAATGCCCTCGTAGCCGGTGCTTCGCGCATACAGCGCCGTCGCCGGCCGCGATAGCAGGACCTCTGTCACGTCCCAATAGACGTGGGCGGCGTCGTTGGGATTCTTAGCGATCCGCCGCGCCGGCTGCGTCTCCCCCGGCGTGATCGGCGTCGCCAGCACCAGCCACTGCGGAGGCGGCTCGCCGAGCTCGATATACCCGGTGATGGCGCTGGAGATCGTGACGACCGCCCCAAGGTTCGACGCCTGCGCAGAGTTCCAATAGAGCCAAACCATCTCCATCTTGCCGGTCCCCACCAGGGCCAAGCCGTCGATGCGCACCGTGCAGGTTCGGGTCGCGTGGTTGAACCCGGAGAGGTCGAAGCTCAAGAGGGTGCGCCCATCGGCGCCGGTCACGATGATGTCATAGCCGGTGGTGGTGTCCTGGACGTTGCTCCAAAACTCATCCCACGCCGCCGGGATGGCGAAGGTGACATCCACCGTTCCCGACGAGGTGCCCGTGACGGCATCGACCGCGACGGGGTAGCGCTGATACCATACGGTCGCGCCGTTGCTGTACCAATTCGGGCCGACGCCCACGATTCTACCCATTGAAACCTCCAAAGCCGCGACCGCCGTTGTTCAGGGCGGCGGCAAGACCGGACTCCAGCGACTGCCCGGTGAACTTCGACCCGCCCGCCTGACGTACCACGGGACCCGGGCCCGACAGCGCCATGACGCCCGAGAGGTCATAGATGAAGTCCAGCGCGATGTCGTACCACAGGCGCTTGGCGCTGAGGATCTTGTTCGCCCGGGCGATCTCCGCCGGCTCCATCAACAGGATGGGGTAGAAGTCGCGGTGTCGGACATGACACGCGCCGCCAAAGGTCGTCAGGATGGACGCGCAGGAGAGCGAGGTCGCCGAGTTGGCCACCGTCGCCGATGTGGTGGTCTCCTCCACGATGTGCTGCGGCGACCCGGTTTCGATGACGATGGCGTCACCGCTCGCAAGGCTCGCCGTGGTGGAGTACCATGCCTGACGCTGGAGCCCGACGATCGAGGTCGCGCCGCGCACCGGTCCGCCCGGGGGGACTGCCACGAAGGAGCCCCATGCCTTGCTGGCATCGGCGGCGAACCCGACGTAACCCCCGCGATGGAGGTGGTTCAGCATGTTCCGCAGCGTGCGCCGGGTCGCCTCGCTGTTGAAACTCACGCGGTCGATCTCCACGCGGACGGCGTACTGCAACCCGAACAGGACGCGGTAATGGGTGCCGCCTGCGGTGACGCTGCCGGCGACCATGCCCGCCTCGCCCTCCTGGAGCTCGGTGATGTCCGTCTTGAGCGCCGCCGAGAGCGTCAGGGTCTCCAGGGTGCCGGCGGGGTCGGGATACCAATAGAAGGCATTGCTCACGGCACACCCCAGCGCTGATCACGGGTCAGGCCCAAGCCGGTCCCGATTGCCCCCAGCCGGTCCCGCACCGTGCGCACCACCTCGCGCGTGTCGCCAACGACGCCGCTCAGCGAGATGTTCTGGACCCGCGCCTTGCCTTGGGCCAGCACCGATCCGTTGGCGCCGGAGAACAGCGATCGCGCCTCCCTCGCCGAGTCGCGCACGTCGCCGCGGTTTGCCAGCGAGGCCTTGATCGCGTCCATGACGGCCCGTCCGATCTCTTTCCAGGTCTCCGGGTCGCCCCAGACCTCGATCATGGCAGCGACGATATCCGGGCCAGCCTTGATCAGCGCCGAGCTCATCGAGGTCGTCAGCAGGCTCGGGACCATCTCCACGATCGTCGTGATGATCTCCGGCAGGTCCTCGATCAGCGCGATTGCGAAGTCATGCACCGCCGCCGTAAAGGCATCGGTGAGTTTGCCCACGTCCAGGCGCTGGAGTTGATCCAGGATGGCGTCGGGTAGCTGCCCAACCTGGTCCATGAGGCCGACGAATGCCTCACTGCCCTTCTCGGCGATGCCCTTCTGTCCCGCCTGCCGCTCCTCCGAGGTGATCACGATCCGGTCGACCAGTTTGGCCAACCCCGCCACCGCCGCGAACACCGCAGCGAAGGGACCGAGTGCAGCGGCGAACCCCGCCATCCCAGCCGCGCCCGCCACACCGCCGAGGGCGCCGAGTCCAGCCGACGCGCCGCCGCCAGCGCCGAGCGCACCGGCAGCGCTGCCAAGGGACTGGATAAGCGCCATCGGGTCGATCGGAGGTCCGCGCTTCTCAGCCGCCAGCGCCGCCTGGGTGCGCGCGATTGAGTCCTTGAGTCCCGCCGCAGCCTCAGGGCTTCGGGCAGCCTCGGTGTTGAGCTGCATCAGAAGGAAGTTGAGCTGCGTCAACCTGTCGAGCGTTGCCGGCGGCGCCAGCTCGTTCGTGGCGTCGATGAGTGGACGAAGCGAGTCGGTAAACCTCTTGGTGGCGCTGGACTGCTCATAGAACGCCGAGTAGCCCGTCATCATCATTTCGGTATTATGTGCCAACATGGCGTAATACTCGGCGTTCACCCGCATGGCCTCGCGCGTCCACTCCGCCGCCTCGCGGTTGGCGTCCCGAAGTTCCTTGGTGGCGGTGGCGGCTGACTTCTTGGCCTCCTTCTCACGCTCCGTCGTGAGCCGCGCCTGTTCCTCCGCGTTGGAGAGGGCGTTGACGAACTCGACCGCGCTGTCTCGGGCTTCTTTGAGCGCGCTGAGCTCCTTGGTAGCCTTTTGCAGCTCTACCCGTAGCTCCCGCTGCCTCTTGATCGACTCCTCTCCGGTGAGGTCGCCGGAGTAGGCCGCCGCCTCCGCTGCCTGCAGCTCCCGCTGGGTGCGCGATACCCGCTGGCCAGCCGCCAGAAGGGCCGGGGACGCATCGGCGCGGATCTGCTCCACACTGCGCGCGCCGGACAGAAGCCCTTTGGACAGGTCACCCTTGAGGGCCGCCAGCGAGGCCGCCGCGTCATCGCCGGCCTTCTTCAACGCCTTCAAGCCGTCGGCCATGGTCTTGAGGTCAGCGGCTGACGACTTGCTGTAGTCGCCGGTTTCCAGGATGGCACGGTTGACGCCGGTCATGGCGTCTTCGCCGTCCTGGAAGTCGTTGACGACCACCAGGGCGGTAGTCCCGAGCGCGGCAACCGCTACACCGACGGCGGCAAGAATCGGTGCCAGAGCAGCGGCCTGGGTCGCCAGACCGCCGAACGTCGCCTTCAAGGTGACCGCAGCGCCTCCGCCAGCGTCGAAGGCATGCACCACGTCCGGGCCTTGTTGGGCCAACACCACGAACGGGTTCATCCCACCGATGATGGTGGTGCCGATGTCCGCGAGCTGGTAGCGCAGGTTTTTGGCGCCGAACGCTGCGCGCTTTAGCGCTGGATCCATTATGTCCGCGGATTTTGTGACCGCATCCATGCCAGCAGCGGTCGTCTTGAGCTGATCGCCCACCTCGTCATAGTTGGCCGGACCAAACACCGGAAGTTTTTGCGCCGATCGTTTGCTGGTTGCGCTGGCGTGGGCGGCCTGCTGCCGCGCCTCAGCCGCAGCCAGCGCCATCGTCGCCGCCTCCAGCCGCTTCAACTCGGACACAGAAAGCCCCGAAGCCTTTGCGCGCTGCTCCATGGCAGTCTGCGACGCCACCATTTGAGCGTACAGGCGCTTCTCCGCGTCGGTCAGCGCCGACGTGGCTTCGAGTTGCGCGCGCTCCGCCGTCGCGACCTTCTCCGACTCCGCCGCCGTCTTTTCCAGGGCAGCGCTCGCCTGATCGTCGATCTTGAGGGTCTGGAGGATGATGTCAGCCATCGTCGCACCAAAGCCCGATGCCCACCATGCGTTGCGCGGAGATCGTCGGGAATACCATCGTCTCCGTGCTCTTCATGGTCTTGGCGATCTCCGATTCAGCGATGAGAAGTGCCGCCTCGTTGAAGGCGAGCTCAGCCGGCGTCCACTTCGCCACCTGGTAGGGCGTCGTGTGGTACGCCGTCGCCAACGTGTGCAGCTTCACCGCCACCGATGGGCTGGCGAAAGAGGGTCCGCACCGCTTCCCCGTCCTCCTTTCCGGCGCTGAGCGCCATGATGGCCTCGTGAAGCTGCCGAATGTCCGGCGCCACCCGGGTCTGATGTACGCGCGCCGGGGTCGCGGACAGGTCCTCATCGGCGGCGCGCTCGACGATGATGATCGGGTCGAAGCGCTCGCTGGGGGTGTCGTAGCCGCCGACAACGCCAGCGCGCACCACAGCGCACATGAGCTCCCAGCCGGCGACGATGTTGTCCAGGCCTACCTGCGCGACCTTCGCCCCGAGCAGCTTGAGCTGCTCCTCATCGTCGGGCACGGCGCCGCCCTCCACGCGCTTGGTGCGCAGGTCCTCAATCGCGGCGCGCAGCACCTCGCCCTTGCCGTGCCGGAGCAGGGCCAGGGTGTCGATCGGCTGGATCTGGTACACGAACTCCCGAGAACCGCGCTGGATGGTGACCTCGGTAGGCGCGGCGAGGGTGCGGGCAAAGGACATGGGCTGCTCCTGATTAGTTGGCGATGTTGCTGCTGTTGTCGTTGGTGATCACGAACTTGATCGCGTTGTCGGTCCCGTCCGCGTGGGCCTCCATCGTGAACTTGTGCATGAGCACGCCGGCATCCCCGACGTTGAAGTCAGGGGGGGCGGTGCAAAGGAGGTCGTACAAGTTGATCACGAGCGAATTGTTCCCCGTCCCCGTGAAGGTCAGGGTCACGTCGCAGAGGGTCCCGGCGAGGTTCAGGGCGTGGGGCAGCTCCAGCACGGTGGTGTCATACTCCACCTCCAGCTCCACCGTCACCTTGCGCTCGGCGCCGATCTCCGGCTGGTCGGTGTACTTGGTGCCATGCCCCCGCCGTTCCTGGAGGTTGTTATCCACCACAATAGACAGGTTCTTCACCTTGCCGTAGGCGATGCTGTTGATGGAGACGGCGCCGAGCTGGTGGTACATGATCACCGACTGGCCGGTCCCGAGCGAGATACTTCCCGCGCTGCCGGCGGCGTCGGTCCGCTGGATCAGCCAGTCCATGTCCGCCTTCAACGGCCCGCCCTCTTCCATCGAGAGGGTGAGCTTGTTCAGCGTGCAGCCCCGGGCCAAAGTCGTGTTGGCGGCGGTGCCCCGGATGGGCTCGGCGGTGAAGAAGGGTAGCGAGGTGTCGGTGGTGTAGGTGTGGGTGTAGGGTCCGGCGCCGGTCGATGCCTTCGCCCCGAGCGCCGCGTACCAGAACATCCCGAGGTTCTGATAGGTCATATCGCACTTCGAGATCTTGCCCATCGCGTTGATGCGGCCATCGATGTGCTGCGACCGGAAGCCGGCATTTCGGATCAGGGTGTCGCGCGGGATCCACTCCTGAACCTCCGCGAAGCCTGAGAACGACGCACACTGCACGGTGACGGTCCGCGTGACCGCCGTCCCAAAGGTGGACTCTTCGCCAAACATAACGGCGCCGCCGCGCCCGGTGATAGCAGCCATCGTTAGAGCCCGTCCGTAAGGTTGAGGGTGCGATAAGAAAGCTCCAGCACCATGCGCCCGTTTGGCATGGCCTCGGAGTTGGGGTCGCCGTGTCGGTGTGACTGACGGAACTCGAGCCTGTTGACCTCAAGAGGCCGCGCCAGCATGGCCGCCACGTTGTTCAGCGCAGTCACGTTGACCGCTCGCCGGATGTCGCTCTCCAGGTTGAGCAGGGCATCCTCTACGACGCTGTAGGCGCGGCCCGCCGGCTCGATCCGAAAATCGACGTACACGATCATGGTCGCGTCGTAGGCTGTCAGCGAGTGCCAAGCCGTGTCCCCTTGGGGCAGGTAGATCCCGACGCAGGGCGACATCCCCGGAAGGCGCGGCGAGCGCACCACGGCACCCGAGGCGGTCAGATCGTGGTTGTAGTCCCCGGTCCCGTCGATGGCCTGGATGAGCCCGGCGACGGCGTTGAGGATGGTAATCGGGCGTGCCGTGGTGGCCATCTATGCCCCCACCAGACGCCGGATGGCAGCGCGGAGCTGGTCCGGCACCTTCGCCGCCATCTCCACCATGGACGGCGCCAGATAGGGGCGCGCCGGCATGGTGACTCGCGGCGTGAGGAACCAATGGGCGACAAAGGTGCGACGTTTGCCACGGCCCGACGGCTTCACCAGCAGCCCTGCGGCTCCCCCATGGATCGGGACAAACGTCAGCACCTGGTCCCGCGGCTTGCTCTTGGCGAGGCCGCGGGCGTTGAGCACAGGCGGAAGGGGGATCGCCAGAAACCGTCCGCGCTTGGGTCGGATGACGCCGCCCTCCTCGTGGATGCGCGCATACGCCACGTCATCGCGCCCGCCACCGGCCTGGAGTTGGATTTGCCATCCACCCGGCACGAGCGTCGCGTTTCCGTCGGTGCTGCGTCGGAGGGCGCCAGATCGATAGTGCAGCACCTCGCCGGTCAGACGCCGACGCGCAGCCCCCAGGCCAACCTGTGCCAGCTTGCCGCACTCGCGGAGGATCGCCGGGCCGATCTCCTTGCGCGCCGCCCGAAGTCGAGCGCTGTATTCGGCGGGGGTCATGGGCTATCCGAGCAGGTACTGGCCGACTTTGGGCTGTCGGGCCAGCAAGAGGAGGTAGTACTGCCCGCCGACCGTCTGCGCGAGCAGGGACTGGGCCGGCGAGGCGAAGTCGGTCGTCGAGGGCGCGCCGTAGGTGACGGACCGGTCAACGAAGTTCTCTGCCTGGATCGGACCCAACGCGCGCCCCGATCCGGTGGCTGGCATGGCGCGCAGGTAGTGGGCACAAAGCGCCGCCGCCGCCTCGTCTGCCCAGATGCCGAATGCCTGGGATGAGACCGAGGCATTCGCCACCGTGAGCCAGTCCGAGAGCCGGGAGTCGTTGGTGACGCTCGGGTCAATGCGGACCACCATCGCGGACGTTGCCGCCGCCATGGCTCAACTCACCGTGACGCTGATCCGCGACGGATGCTCGTCGCTGCCCACCGCAAACTTTCGGACGGTCGGCCACCACAGGACCACCTCTTCGCCCTTGAGGACCACGCTGGGGTCCGGCTCGCCCTCCTTACCCATGTCGGCAGCACGCCCAAGAGTCAGCCGATGCGACTTGGCCGACTTCTTGTCCGGGGCCAACACGTCACACGACAGGATGGTCCGGCTGTTGGCGATGTTGACGACCGTCACGGTCTTGCCCGTGGGGGCCTGCTCAGGGATGGATGAGGTGGACATGGGCTGCTCCTATGGGGGCGTTTGGGGCGATCAGATATCGAAGTTGCCGACGGCGTTGGCCGACGGAAAGCGGGGATGGGCGCCTCCGACGCACGCGGCGACGTAGACCTCATCAAGCAGGCCATCCGAGACGCTGGCGATCGGCGTGGGCTGCATGGTGACCTCCAGCTTGACCGACGCGCCCACCCGGTCCTTGATCCGGGTCACAAGGATCGGCTCGGAGGCAGCGGTCGGGCCGCGGCTGTTCAGGGCGTCAAGGAGCTTGAACTCGACGCCTTTGCGCTTGTACTGCTCCTCCAGGAAGTCCATGATGGACCGACCGGAGCCGGTATCTACCAGGGTGCGGCTCAGGTAGTCCATGATCCCGCCGGCCATGAACACAGTGTCGGGCTTGTAGGCGCCGCGGGAGTCAATCCGAACGTTGTCGATGAGCGACCCGATCGCCTGGATGATCGTGACCGCCGTCGAGGCGGAGGAGATGCTGGTCGCGCTCAGGAGCGCCGGGATGTACGGGTTGTTCGCCAGCAAGCCGGGGCATCCGGTCGCGGCGTCGCCGTTCAGGAAGAGCTCGTTCATGGCCTGACTGAGTGCCCGCTTCGCGGCGGTCATCTTGGCGCCCATGATGTCGCGTCCGGTGGCGCGCTCGCGGGCCTTGTCGAGAAAGTCCATCTGCACCCGGATGAGCAGGCACAGGATGGGCACGCGCAGGGCCGAGCGACCCACCGAGGCCGTCCCGGCGGTCTTGCCATTGCCGTCGGCGTAAAGCGACGCGCGCCCGCCGTAGAACTCGCGCAGGAGCTCCATGTCATTCATCCCGACCTGGCCCTCAGACTGGATCGGGAAGGAGGACATCACCATATCCGGCTCGGGCTCGGCAAAGACCTCCTTGGCCCGCACGGTCAGATCGTTCGGCTGCCAAAGGCCCTGGGTGACCGAAGCCGCGTCCGCGCGCAGCTTGTTGGCGTGACCGGAGAGCGCCCGATCGAGGTCTGCATAGGCCATGTCCATGCTATCTCGCCGCACCTTGCGGGAGTCGAGACTGATCATGCCGATGCGGTCCACACCGCGATTGAAGGCGCGCACCGCGCGCTCCGATGCGGCCTGGAAGTCAAGCGGGCGATTGGGGTCAATTTCAAGGAAGATCATTGCTTACCCCTGCCGAATGCCGACAAGCGCGGCGGTGTAGGTGATGGTGCCCTCGCCGTCCACCAGATCGGACACATCCCAGACAAGCTGGTCGCGACCGATGGGAAGACGGGTGGTGGACCCGGTGGAGTACAGCCGCCCGCGGGTCGCGGTGGCGGTCGAGACGTAAACCTGGCCGTTCTGCGCGGGCGCCGTCTCGGTGGAGTCGTAGGCAACCCACATCTTGGCCCGCCCGCGGTTGACCGGGAGGGGCTGGCCCGCCGAGTACTGCGGGTCATCGACGGCGATCAAAGGATTGACCATCGCGTCGGAGCGCTCCGAGACGCCGAGAAAGGCGAGTCGGATCGAGGTGCTGGCGCTGGGGCCGGTGGTGTAGGTCTTGGCCGCTACCGCCGAGTTGGACCCCG